GCAAGTAGGGCCGCACAAATTCGCTGCAACAATTAGCTACCCACCACAGACGTTAGAGCAATTCCGCCCAGTCGATGCGTTTCTAACAAAAATAAGAAACAGCGGAGACCAATTTTTTTTGTCACTGCCGACTAATAAAGAAACCGGCGTGACGTATGCGAGGGTTAACGGTGCGGCTCAATCAGGTTACAGCTTAATCCTTGACGGAATGCCCGCAGAATATAACCCGGTTGGAATAAAAGCTGGGCAATATTTAAAGATCCAGGGCAGCGAAAAAATATACACAGCGGCAGAAGATATGGTTGTTGATTACCTAGGAACTGGCACGCTAGAACTAAGCCAGAAGCTACAATTCACCCCCGCAGACAATGCCGAGATATTTCTAATTAATCCCGAATTAAAAGTGAATTTAATCAGCGTTCACAAATTCGCAGTGCAGCCGCCTGAGATTTACAGCTATGAAATAGACGTGGAAGAGGTCATTGAATGATAACTATTCCTGCTGGCGTTCAGGCGGCGATTGATAGCGGCGCTTACTCTACAAAAGTGCTGTTAGAAATTGGCTTAGATACGCCGATCTATTTAACTGACCATTTCACAGATATTATCTACGACTCAAAAACATGGGACAGCAGCGCGCACCTGGGCGACGTTCCGCCGATCACCGATGCGCGATTGTCGAAGAATTCCCGCATAACCCTAGACCTAAGCGGCGTGGATCAAACCTATTTTTCGTTATTTTTGAGCAACGACTACATAAACCGAGACATCAAATTGATGCTCGCTTTTATCGATGATGATAACGCAATCATTGACACGCCGATCACCGTACACGCTGGCAGGATTATAGATGTGGCTATGGTAGCAGATCCAAAAACCGGCAAGGCGAGCGTGTCTATTATTGTCGGCGGCCCCTTCGATGACTTTGACAAAGTAGCAGGGCGCAGAACAAACACGGAAAGCCAGAAAGCCAATTTTGCAACAACTGACAAAGGTTTTGATTTTACTAATCAGGCTGCGGCGGCTAATTTAAAATGGGGCAGTAAATAATGGGATTATTTAATACTCCAAGCTTTATAGAAGACGCTGGCGAAGACTTAGAGGATCTTGGCAAGTCAGCCGTAGAGCTTGGTGAGGACTTTGTAGAGCAGACTGCAGAACAATATAATGACATATTTGAGTTTTTCACAGAAGACTTAACGGCTCTTTGGGATGATACGTGGGACGATGCAAAAAGGATATTTGACCCACAGCTACCGGATATCAGCGACCAGGCTAACGGCGTATTAGTCACAAAGCGCGGGGCTGATTTATCAATACCAGTAATTTATGGTAGGCGCTCAGTCGGCGGGATATTACTAGCTCCACCATTCATCACCGGCGCAGAAAATGAATACGCTCATTTCGTTTTTGCTTTGTGCGAAGGTGAAATTAACGCAGTCGAAACTGTTTCAATAAATAAAATACCCAGCACTGACGCGCAATATTCCGGCCTCGTCACAGTTGAAACAGTAGTCGGCACTGATACACAAGCATCATTCCCAACATTAACGTCTAACGTTACAGAGTGGACAAGCAACCACAGACTATTAGGCACGGCAGCGGTTCACATTAAAATAAAGCGCGATCCCGCCATCTTCTCAGGGTTTCCAAGTTTTCGCTTTGTAGTGCAAGGTCGAAAATGCTACGACCCACGAACATCCACCACCATTTACACAACTAACCCAATTATTCACGCGCTCGATTACTACACAAATACCCGATTCGGAAAAGGCGAGGCGGTAACAGATTACGCGACATGGATAACGGCAGCGAATATCTGCGACACAACAATAACGGAATACAGCGGCGGCGGATCAATTAAACGCTTTGAAAATAATTCAGTTATTGATACGTCTCGCCCATTAAAACAGAATTTCTCATTAATTTTATCTTCATGCCGTGGTGAAATAAAACCAAAAGAATCAGAGAAAACCCCTTATATTATAGACTCTGGCGCTTCTGTCTTCTCGTTTAATTCCTCAAATATCATTGGCCCGATAGCATTAACGCTTGGATCAAAAGATAAAAGAATAAATAAAATCGTGGCCAGTTTTATAAATCCTGAAACGTGGGAAAGTGATTCTCAAACGTGGAACAGTTCTACATTTAAAACAGACGATGGCGGCTACGAATTATTAAAAAGCATTTCTTTGCCAGGGGAATTAAATAAATATCGCGCACTTGATACAGCGCACACAATCACAAAGCAATCACGCGAACAAATGGGCGTTAAATTCACTGCGTCTATCGCGGCGCTCGGTGTAGAAAAAGGGGATATTGTCGATCTAACAGAAGAAGCTTATGGGATTACTTCAAAGCTTTACCGCGTCATAGAAAGATCACTAAATATCACTACAGGAAAAATATCGTTTTCACTAGCGGAACATTTCGACTCGTTCTATTCTCGCACTACACCCGACGAACAAGTAACCCCTGCCGATACTGGCCTGCCAAACCCGGCCGCAAAACTCAGTGCTGTTTCTAATTTCACACTAACAACCGGCGACAGTATTTTCACAACGCATGACCAGGCAGGCATAAGCGTAGCGTGGGATGCAGCAACCGATCCATATCTGAATGGTTATGAAGTCGAATATTCCGGCAACGGTAATGCTTACACAGCAAAAATACCAAACGCTAGTCAATTTTTTATTTCACCAGTAGTTATTGGCGCATCATACACTGTAAAAGTTTACAAGATTAATTCACTGGGCATGCGCGGAGAAGTTGCAAGCTCGACTATTACAGCAGCAGGTGAAAGTGTGCCATTCACACCAACATCATTAACGGCAACAAGCGGAAATGATGAGTTATTAAAACAAGCAAACGGTAATATTTTAACTCGTGTTAAAGTTGCATGGACATCCTCTACGCCGCGAAAAAGTTTTGAAATTCAATACAAAAAAACGTCTAATTCCAATTACGTAAACGCTCCGTTATCAACGGACGAGGCGCTAAGGGCTGATTATTTAATTGGGCTTGAAGAAACGGTTTCTTATGATATTCGCATTCGCGCAAACAACAAAACAACAAGCAGCGCCTGGTTTGAAACATCTCACACAGTGCAAGGTAAGACTGCGCCACCACCAGCAGTCACATCGTTAACAGTTACAGTGATGAGTGATGGAACAAGGGTTTTTGACGGAACTTACACGAATAAGCCAGTTGATTTTTCCGGCTATCGTGTGCGCTACATAAGTGGAACTGGCGGGACATGGGCAACCATGACCAACTTAACAACAGATTTAATTCCGGCTTTCCCATTTGAAACTAATTTATTGCCTGCCGGGGAATATACGCTTGCAGTGAAAGCGGTTGATACAAGCGGAATAGAATCAACCAACGCTGTTTATATTGAATCGGATTTGCCTGACCCGCGAATTGGTGAAATTCTTCACAGTGAAGAACCAGGCATTGACGGATACCCTGGCACTAAAACCGATTGCTCAGTGCAAGAAGATGGAACGCTACAGTCTGATGATAAACTGCTTGTAACATGGGATGACCTAACAACATGGGATGCGTTTACGAAATGGGTGAGTGATCCTGAGCTGACCATCTCTTATGAGCACACAGTTATAGACGTTGGAATAATAACGCCTTTTATTGTCGCGGTTAGTCACGCTGGTTCAGTAGGGTCACTGACAATTACAGAATCACACAGCGACGACAACATAACGTATTCATCTTTTGCCGCGATTGGCTCAGCAATTACAGCGCGATATGTGAAAGTAAAAGTATCAATTACGCACACAAGTATTTGTGTTTTGAATAATTTCTCAATACGACTTGAAGCTGATTTGATTGACGAAACGCATAACGACGAGGACACCAGCTTACTAACAGTAGAGACTAGCGGAGGCGTTAGATTGCCAACTGATAATACATTTGCACTAATTAAAAACGTCTATATTGCTGTACAGGGTAGCGCTGCTAATATAACGTGGTCACTAATAAATAAAAGCGCAACGCTAGGCCCGGAAGTAATATTTAAAAACAGCGCGGGAACAACTGTTTACCCGTTAATTGATTACAGAATAGAAGGACTATAAAAATGGCCGTACCAACTGATAACGTTAATTTAACAAATCTGGATGCTGGAACAGACAGCCCTGCCAGCGCAAGAGCTGACTTATATAAT